CAAACTTTGTGCCGGTTGAGGAACCGATAGCGAAGGACGGGCCAGCGATACCGTTTGGATTTACGGACAGCTGCGCCCAGGGGGTCGTGGAGCCGACACCGAAGTTTCCTGTAGAGGTGATACGCGCACGCTCGTTTGCTATCGCGCCACCTGCGGTTCCGAATGATATATAGCTAGGGCCAGTCGAAGAGGCCGCGAAGAAGCTGAGTGGGCCGTCAGTGTTGTAGCAGTAGAACTGGCTCGGCTGGTTGAAGCCAGTGTAGGTGGCATTCGTATACGTCGTTGAGTTGAGGCCGCAGTCAGTGTAGTATCCCAGTCCTCCTGTAGCTGCCGTTTTGTTGTTGTTGAACGTTAGGTCGGCTGATGCGTTGGTTCCAGCGTTGTTGTTCCCAAGGTTGAGTGTGACGTAGGCATCCTGGTTGCCGACGAAATCACCGAGGAAGTTCGGTAGTTGCGCTACTCCGGTCGAGCTTCCAACACTGAGGTAGTTGGAAACCTGCGCATCTCCTACTACGGAGAGAGCCTTATAGGGAGTAGTGCTACCGATACCGAGACGGGAATTGGTGTTGTCCCAGACGAAGTTCGCGGAACCGCCAGAAAGGAGTGCTGGCGTGCCTGATGTGGTTGTCCAGAATGGTACGCGTCCAGCTGTCTCAGAAGAAGAAGTCGAGACGGTACCAGAGCCACCCCCACCTCCCGCACCACAGGCACTTCCTGTTGAACCAACGACACCCGATGCCGCGTTCAAGCAGCCATCATAGAGCCCAGACAGTGTAAGTCCTGCAAATGTTGGGGAAGAAGCCGTCGTGAGGTTCTGACCCGTATTGAAGGCGAGCTGGGTATCACCGATAGAGTCAGCGACGATAGATAGGACAGTAGGAGTTCCGCCGATTACCACTGGGCTGTTCGAGACAGCTACCTGGGAGTTTCCAGAGAGGGTAGTGGTTGCTGTTGCCTGGTATACGCCTGCCCCACCACCGTAAATGAGTCGGGCCGATTGCGATGTGGTCGTTCCCGTACCCCCTGCTGGGACACTGATTGGCGCAAACGCCGCTGATGCCGTGTAGCTCACCATACAAACCGCACCGAGTATCAAGAACGCGAGGTATATAGGGAACTGTTTCATAATTAAGAATAGAAGGAACGGATAAAGCCTGTTGGAGCAACGTCTGTAGTAATGGTGGTTCCTACTATCGAATACCCCGAGCCATCGAAGTACGTGATTCCGTCTACCACGATGTATACAGGTGTCGTAGACACAGTGAATGTCTTGTTGGAGCCGTTTACGGTTCCAGAAGGCGTTTCTACGGTATACCCGCCAGAGCCTCCTCCCGAAGCATTTACCGTTATTGTTCCGTCTGCCGCTAGTGTTGCTGTGAGGTTCGTTCCGAAGTTGATGACACGGGCCACCTTAGCTATGACGGTTGAACCGTCCATAATCTTCAGAGGATGTGCTCCCCAGCCCGTCTTGGTCCCTGTAGCCTTGCTTACGGCCGTCTCAAGGGCTGACTGGAGGCCCTCAATAGCGTCAGGTGAGAGCTTCTCTCCCTCTGGGAGGAGTTCAAGGGCATCCCTAAAGGCCATACCGAACATCGGGAGACGGTCTTCAACCTTATCGAGGGTAGTGTTCACCAGGGCCATCTCATCTATGGCGATAGCGTCAGGAACCAATGGCTTAATCAGTTCAAGGAGGTGAGCGTCTGTAGGAGACTCGCCGTTCTTTATGTCCTTCAATTCTTCTAGCCGGGAGTCTACCCGTTTCAGACATGTATCCATCCGCGCTTCCTGTTCGGAATAGAAAGTGTCAAACAGCCCTCTGAGTTCATCGTAACTCTCTTCAGAACGGGCTTTCAGCTTATCTCCCAAGGAGTCCATGGCTTCCCGCATCAGCTTGAAATCAACCAGATTCTCCGCTTTCAGGTCCTTTATCGTCTGTATGACGACCTGGAATGCACCAATAAAGTCCTCCTGACTCATTGCGTCGTTATCCATCAAGGTAAGGAGCCGTGATATCTTACGCGCGTTCTTTTCTTCAGGATTCATATTTACTTAATTATACCACCGTGGTACTACTATCCGCATGAATGAAACACTAGCGGGCATTGTTTTGCTTCTCGTCGTGTTCGGAGGTCTATTTGTCTTCGCTGGAGGAAGCATACGGCCTGATTACTCTGCTGAGCCTGACATACAGACCGGCACGACAGCCCACCCACTCGATAACTAGTTGTTCGGTTCATAGACTTTCGTGAATCGGCTGACTTCTCCCATACGAGTAAGTAGGTCTTCGAGCGCACGCTTCTGGTCCCGCTCTTTGAGGGACTTCTGCTGTTGGATATCAACCGCCTGAACCTTGACTCCAGTACCCGCCTTGAGTGCCTTTGCCGCCCCTTCAGTATCATTTGAAGCCAACTGGTCGATGTAAGACACCCCACGGGAAGTGAAGAGAGAGCGAGCAATGAGTAGGCGTACCGGGTCAGCAACATACTCAGTCCTCTCTCCTACCTTCACCAGTCCCCCTGAACCGTCCTTTTTAAGTACGTCCTTCTGAACCTCCTTTAGGCCAAGAAGGTCCTTGACGAACTGAGGAGCAAGTTTGTATTCGTTGGCGTTGTATACCTCCTTGAGGTCCTTCTGGCGGAAAGAGTCTTTTCCTATACCAATTTCCACAGGAGCCTTGATGAGCGGGTTGGTCTGGCTGATAGCCCGAAGAATCGGGTTAGACCCGAAGAGCTGGGTGAAGGCTTCGATAGGCGTACCGAAAGCGGAGATATACTGCTTGAGCCCTTCTGGCGTATCTTCGAGTTTGACCCCGATAGACTCCCGAATGAAGGATGGTAGGTCCTTCTTCTCCTCTTCCGAGAGAGGCTCTCCGATGTTCTCGAAGAAGGAAAGGACCTGGTTGATACGCTCAGGATTCTCACCGAGCGTAGAGAGCTGAAGCCCGATGTTCTTGCGAGTGAAGGAGTAGAACGGGATAACGCGTCTCATAATCTGACTCTCGAACCGGGTGAGCGCGCGGTAATCGAATCCAGCCTTCTCAGCCAGAGCCAGAGCTTCGTCGGTGGTCTTCCCCATACCAAGGGCAGTCACATAGGCAGTAGCCTTCTGCTGATGCTCTAGGAACTGACCTACTGCGCGGGCAACCTTGAACGGAATAGCTTCAGTACCGAGACCGAGAGTTTTTACTGTTTCCTTTACTCTCTGTTTTGAGAGGGTCTTTGCAACACTCTTCAGTTCGTCCCCATTCTTCAGAGCCAAGGCAAAGTCAGCGTTGTAGAACGTGTCTCCAGAGAAACGGTCCGTGAAGGGTTTCATAGCTTTGTCGAAGGGAATCTGTTTTCCTCCTATATCTATAAGGTTGGAGGGGAGCTTCTCTCCCTTGCCCATCAGGTACGCTATCTTCTGACCAACCGCTATGTTCTTTGGGCTGAGTGCCTGAATACCAAGGACCTCATAGTTCTGTATCTGTCCCGAAACGAAGTTACGGACATGAAACGGGGCGAAGAGTCCGGTTACAGAACGCTTGAAAAGAGAGGTGAGTGCATCGTACCCCGTGGCTTTCGCAAGCATAGAAACGGTCTGGAACTCGGGAGAGATGGAGTCTCGGATGAGTTTCGCATCGTACTCGGGAATGTATCCCAGTTCTTTGCCGAAGATTCCCTTCTCACGCACTATCTGATACCCCGCTTTTGCGGCTTCGTCTGAATTGGAGAACTCAGAGAGAGGCTTACCATACTTCCCAACGAACCCCGCAAGGAAGTCGCGGGTCATCTTGTCAGATACAATCTGGCTCTCACGAGTAAAGAAGGCTTTAGCTGGGTCTAGTTCCAGGTTCTCGTTGGTAAGGAGATTCTTGAACTGCTTGCGATACCCTTCACTCCCAACCTGGATACCCCTCGTTTCGGAGAGGAAGGTCTTCAGCTTGTCGTTCTTGATGAACGGGAAGTACGTCTCGTACGGATTCTCCAGACCAGAATCCTCGGCAATCTTCTTTGAGCGTGCTGACTGTTCCTGGATTGTCTTCTGAACAAGCGGGTCAGAGGATTCTGCGGCTTCTCGTGCGAGAGTTGCGGCTTCGTCGGAAGAGGCTCCTCCTTCGCGCGCGACAAACTCAGCCCGTTTTCCTGCAATGAGTTTGAGTGCAAGCTCTTCCCTCTGTGACTGTGTGAGTGTGCCCGTACCAAGACGGTCGAGGTTAGACGCGGCGAGACCTACCTTCGCTTTCTGCTCCTTCGAAAGGAATGCGAGAACATCGTTACTAGCTCCCTTACTCGATTTGTATCCGTACTTAAAAGCCCGTCCAAGAGCGTCCTGGAGCCCGCTACCAACAAGTCTAAGCCCCTGCCCGGTTTCGGGAGCAAGTTTATCTACTGCCTTCAACCCAACACCTCCTACTCCTTTAGCTGTTGCACCAATGCCCTTAGCGATTGCGCCCCCGAAGTACGTGCTTGGGTCCAACAGAACGTCTCCTGCAAACCCCAGACCAAAGAGCGCAATCTTATTTTCAATACCAGCTTTCTTCGCAACGTCACGGAACCCGCGCTGAGTACCCCCATAGTCAGTACCCGTAGCCGCAGAAGCAATGCTTTGAACGATACGTTTCGGGTATTCGAATGCACCTGCGGCCGCACCTTTCTCCTGCCCAGTGAGGATAGCTTCGGCAGGATTGAAAGCACCGAGTCCCTTTGAGACACGCTGAAGAACCGATAGTTTCGGCTTCACATCTACAATCTGCTCGGCTTCTTTAGAAAGACCGGAAGCCTTTGCTTTGGCCACAAGACCCTCAAGAGTAGAGAGGTCGTTAGTAGCAGACTTCAGGCGGCCTCCAGAACTTCCGGATGAGAGCCGACCGCTGGAGCTGGTAGAGCTGAGTCTTCCCATAGGTTATCTCTCACCGAATATGAATCCTCGTATCTGGTCCGTGATGTTCGAGACACTTGAGTTATTTACTTCTGAGAGCGGATACTTTCCGATGAGAGTAGCACGGATATCTCCATCCTGGAGAACCCCACCCTTCCTCATTCGGGCTATGTCTGCCTCTATTCCCGAAATGGCTTCACCACTGACTTCAGCACTTCCTCCTCCACCTATACCAAGAAGTCCCTTCAGTGCAGAGTCAGTGACCTCTGAAGGACTATAAAGCAGACGGAGCTTAGCGTACGCCTTATCAATCGTCGTCGCTCGGGCCTCAACGTCACTCAACAGAGATACTGCATCTCCACGAACGTCTGATTCGATGTTGGCGTTCTTGAAACCATCAGAACCCACCCCTCCGTCAGACGTTGAGACTTTTGGTGCTACGTAGATTCCCTTCGCAAGGTTCGCAACATCCGACTTGTAGGTAGCGGAATTGTGGTCGAGAGCCATGAGGCGGGCCGCAAGGGATGGCTGTCCGTTCGCGATAGCTGTCTCTGCAAGTGACTGTGCGGCATTGATATCCAGCTTGAGAAGGTCGAACTCTCGCTCATCCTGAATCTTCTTCTTATCGAGCGCAGCCTTCTGCTTTGCCGTGGCGTAGTTGTAGACCGCATCAATCACCTTCACCTTGTAGTTGTACTTGTGCTCCGCGTCTTCAGAGCGGATTTTGAACAGAGTAGAGAGACGGTCCTGGGCGGAGTTGAGGTCTCCTTGCGCGGCCGCGAGCTGAGCTGAGATAGGGAGGGACTGGATTGCCGCTTCACGGTCAATCTGAGCCTGCTGCCCGCCGATTATTACGTCAGATACCCCACGTCCCTGACCTACCAGAGAGAGCTTGTCTGCGGCGGCCTTAGCGGTAATCGCATTCAACTGGTTCGTGAAGTTGTTCACCGCCTGCTGTTTCTGCTGAATCTTAAGGTCCTTCTCGGTTTTATTATAGATAGACTCAGAAGAGGTACGGGCGTCCTCTGCTTTTGCGAGGTCCTTCAACTGCTGCTGGAAAGCAGTGTCCTGGGCCTTGTTCGCGGCAGTTTCAGCGTCAGCGTTGGTAGTAGCGGTCGTAACATCTGCACCGACTGTAGTCATCGCCTGGGTTCCGGTGCTTGAAGGGGATGGTTTGGGAGGAATCGGAGCAGGCGTGGTTGGCGTGAGGCTAGCAGAAGTGATTGATGCTGGAGCTATGTATGAGGAACTACCCGTCTGTCCGGTGTCGCGGTTGTTGATTCGAGGGGCATCGAAATTAGCAGTCTCACCTGCGTAGGCGTAGCGGGTAGACTTCGAGTTCCCGCTCTTTACCTGATACTCTACGGCCTGTGTCTTCTTCCCGTTTATGTCACGGGTAACGACCTTTCCCCCCGTTTCCTTCACGAGTGCGTCTATTGATTTAGAGGAGGTGGACATTTTTAAGTATTATACCGCGCTACGACTGTGTTCCTATAATCGTCCAGGTGTTCGCAGCAGAGCAGATGTACGCTTTACCTGAAAACTCGCAGAGTTCTCCGACTTCGCACGTAGCGGTGAGGCTTGCGAGGTGAGGAAGTTTCACCCGCCCGTTGAAGCGGACGTATTTGTTGAAGTCCTGGCTCGCGACGAAGTTGTTGGAATAGAACGCATCGCTGAGAGCCTGGAGCTGAGCCGCGAGTTTTGTTACGTCGTTTTCCATTATGGGTTGTCGTTTACCGTAGCTTCGAGTTCGTAGCCCAGGATTTCCGCACCTCCCGTAGATTCAAGGCGTATCTGGAGTTCCTTTCCAGCAGAGAAGGCATCAGAAGTACTCTCAATCGAGAGGAACGTACGAGACTTACTATCGTCGGTAGAGTCAGTACCTACGGTTGTGTAGCTCGTAGCATCGTCCCAACGGTACTTTGCGGTAACGGCTTCCCCAGCGGCGAGCTTTCGGTAGTAGACCCTGAAGAAATCAAGAGACTTATCACTCGTAGGCTCCCCGAAATCGTATATCTCACTCTCGTAGATACTGGTGAAGGCATACGTCGCCGCGTCGTTCGTCTTATCTATAGAACCGTCAGAGTTGTACGCGATGAAGAAGAAGTTCGCGGCAGCATCGAATGCTTGGATTCCCGCAGTAGTAACGTTCTCATCTATATAATCCAGAGAAAGCGCGAACGGGTAGGAGCCGTTCTTCCTACCAAAGGACCAGATACCTTCGTTGTATTCCGTCCCAGCGGCGTTGGTCATTATCTTGGCTGAGAAGAAGAGGCGGTTATTCTTAACGGCCTTTGAGATGGGAAGTGTCTTCCCTACAAGAGCCTGGGTGAAGACTTCTTTTACAACCTGCGGGGTTCCTCCTGCATAGGTCTGGATGATGAGAGAACCTCTTCCGGCTCCGGAAGCGTTGTTAAGGTAGCGGTCAGTCACTCCTACGAGATACCCTTCGATTGTTTCGAGGACACGAAGCTCTCCTTCTCCCCAGTCAATCGCTTCCTGTACGTCTGCCGAGGTGTAGTTCCAGAGAAATACGGTTGATACACCATTGAACGTAGAGATAGGCGCACAAGCTATAGCTAGGTAATTTCCGTACCGGGTGAGAGAGGTGATTTTGTAGTTGGTCGGCAGGGTAAGAACAGCATCGTTCACTGTTCCGCCGCTCGTCACTCTAACCAGCTTGTTGTTGTACGGGAGATAGAGGTTGTCGTCTTTCCCGATAAGGCCCTGAGCAACCGAGGTGATAGTTCCTACGGTTCCTGCGGTGTTCGTGATGGTAGGAGTTCCGGAAAGAAGCCCCCACTTAAAGACTTGAGTCGTGCCCTGAAATCCCCACGCGTAGTCTTTGTATTCAACGAAACATCCGTTCTGAACCGCGCCATTACCCTCTGAAGAAGCCGGGAGGTCCCAGTTTCCCATCGTCGCATCTGCTTTCTGGACTATCTTGGTCAAACCGGCCCCCGTCTGACCCAATCCATAGAGCTTCCCGGAACCAGAAGGATAGAGGAAGTCGCGGACGAAGTACTGCTTCATTCCAGTCGCAGTAGAACCATCATTGGTATCCGCTTCAAACGAACGGTACGGCGAGAGCTTCTTCGGGTCAGAGAAGATATCAAAGTGCTTAGCTATCTGGAAGGAATTGGCTGTAGACTCGCGGCTACTGTCCGCGACTCCTCCGTTGAACTGAGATACTTTAATTGTTACGGACATTTTACTTTATCAACCATACCCGTACTTCTCCGCGACCTCCTGCACCTCCAGCAGCACTAGAGCCACGAGAACCGCCCCCGCCTCCACTCGGCGCAGTACCTGCTACTCCCTGGCCTGTGCCTCCTGCGCCTCCGCTTCCCGCATGTGTTGAAACACCCCCAGCGCCAGGCGATGAGCTGTCAGCTCCTCCTCCTCCACCACCACCGTAAAGAGAAGCACCTCCTGCACCCGTCTTCTTGCCTCCGCCCCCACCACCATATATAGAACGACCTCCTGTGGTTGATGTGGCTCCTCCTCCGCCTCCGAAGATACTCTGCGCACCTGCGGCCCCAAGGAAGGGTTCTCCTGAAGCAAGGATACCTCCGCCGTTTCCTCCGTTACCATCACCAGCAGATACGAAAGTACCAGGACTGCCCCCAGCCAAGCTCACATGCGAACCAAAGCTGGTAGTGCCTCCTGCGCTTCCTGTTGCACCTGCATTTCCTATACCTCCTGCACCGATGGTTACGGTCTCAGACGAGCCGAGAACTGATGCCTGAGTTATGAACTCATGGAAAGCTCCTCCACCTCCGCCTCCTCCGTAAGAGTTTGTGCCGTCTGCACCACCCCCACCACCTCCGGCCGCCCAAACATGGATTATTACTGGCTCGTTACCAGTAGTGCCTGATGGCTTGTTCCACGTTCCGGATGCTGTAAACGCCTGGTAATCGTTCGCAGGGAGCGCAGAAGGATTAACGAAAAGACGTGCTCCCGTGGCTCCAGCGGCCGTACCAGCAGCAACTTCAGCGGCGGTCGCCTCCTCGACGATTCCCTTGGTAGTGGTTGAAGCGTTCACGTTCCCTCCCGCGTCAACGTAGGCTTTCACCGCTTTCTGCGTAGCTATCTTCGAGTCGCTGTTAGCAGTAAGAGCGGTATCGGTATCAAGAGTAGAAGTCTCAATCTTGTCAGTGTTGAGGTTACTCAGCGAAGTATTTATATCAGAACGCGAATTCGTTATGAGGTCAGACCCCTGAATTGTGATTATTGTGGCCATACCTATTTCTTGAAAATGTTAGCTCTCCTCTCCGTGTTGGTCTTCATCTGGTGGCAGTTCGGGCAAAGAGTCAGCAAGTTAGCCAGGTCGTAGCGTAGCTGCGGGAAGAGGACCTTGGGCTTCACGTGGTCTACGTGCATGATAAGGGAGTCGCTAAAGCCACACGTTTTGTCAACATGCCATCCGCACGTACCTACACACTGGCAGATATCTTGGTCCCGTTCCCGGGCAGCTCTCGACATGGAATTCTGAGAGCCTCCTTTCCAGTTGTAGTTTTTATCACCTCGTGTAGCATCCCTTGGACCGCTATTCGCTGCCCCTATTTTTGCCTTGCGTTCTGGAGTCCACGGAGAACCCTTTCCTGCGCACGACTTCGAACAATATTTACTTAGCCAGAGGCGAGACGGTAGAACCGAATAGATGTCCATGCAAGTATGGCACTTCAAAGGAAACTGTAGTGTTATCGTACTCATACCGGCTTGCTTATGTTCGTAATCGAGGTAGTGGGCTTGGAACTGTTATCAAAAAGAGAAATACACTCATCCCACGTACGGGTTTCCGAAGCCCACGTGGTAGTTATCGTGCTCCAGAGTTCTGCAAAGGAAACCTTCGCGGCATTTACGAGAGACGTGACTGGCTTTGAGATGTTCGTAATCATCGGAAGCTGATTGGCGCGCTGGTAATCTGGCTTCGCTGGTCTCGGTTACGGTCTTTGGCGAAGTACTCAACCATCTTCTTCTCTTCAAGAGAACGTTCTCCTGAGAGTACTGGTAGGTTCTTGAGTCCTAGAGTAAAGGCCCCGTCATACGCGGCTGAGATAACGAAACCTCTATGAAGAACCGGCGCTACACCAGGAGACTTGGTAGTATCCGAAGCGGTGAAGTAGGAAGGAGAGCGCTGGAAGTAGAACTTGAGACCTGCGGTAACGCTCACGGCTGGCTTCGGGTACAGACGGATGATGTTGTCTGCAATCTTGTCGTAGTACATCGGGACTGCGGCAGTTTCGTAGGTGCCATCAAGACCCCATCCTTCAAGGTCAGACTGGTCGATAAGCTGTAGCTGTCGGTACGTTCCGTTCGGGTCGAGTATATCTATACGGGTGAGCGTGATGATGCTGTTCCCCTGCTCATCCGCGAGGAAAGAGTAGTCGGACTGGTTCGCTGTCAGGTCGGTCGTACCGATGGGGAGCTTTGTGTGATTGGTGTCATCCCACTGGAACCGTCGGTCAGCCCCGATGGCGTAGCCGGTTATCGTGTCGAGGTAGTTGTTCACCGAAGCAACAATCTTCGCTACCGGCCACTGTGTCGAATCCACCCGCATCACCGAGCGGACCTGTTCGACTATTCCCTGCTTTGTTGATGAGTCGGAAAAGACCATAGTTAGAGATTACTCATAAACAAAGTGCGGAGCGCGACGCTGCCCCACCACAGAGTATTGCGTGCGCGCTCCAAACCTTGTTCGTGAGTTAAAAAGCATATTCTCCTATATGACGGACTGGTATCGTGGGGTCAACCCACACTTCGAACCCTGCCTCACGAGCCGAGTAGCAGAACCACGCATCCTCACCGAGCGTGAGTTCTCCATGGGCTCCTCGACCGAAGTTGAACCATGGAAGTTTGATTATTCCTGCCGTGAATACAGAGAGGTCGATGAGCATCACTCCCGTCCCAGCAACAGCCACTCGGTACGGCTTCTCATCGTTCTCCTCGCTCTCGGGAAGCTGTGTAAGAACAGTCTCAAGCGGGAACTTGCGCTTGTGGTACTTCACCGAGACTATGGGCTTCTCAAGAGCCAGGAGCCGGTCAACCGTGTCCGGCGGGAACTGCATGTCTGAGTCAATGAATAGGATGTGAGTAGCGTCCAGCTCAACAGCCCGCTTAACCAGCCAGGTGCGGGCAGAAACGATGTCGCACCCCTTGTAAATAAGGAAGTCTACGACCCTTGGATTACCGATGATTGCACAGCCGATGGAATGCGCCGTTGTGACGTGCATTATATCTTCACTCGGCATGGCGATAATTACACGCGGCTGTTCTTTGATAGTTTTTTTTCCCATATCCCGCCCCCCAGAAACCTGAGAGGAAGGGATGAGAAACAAACGTTAGGTCACGTTCACGTCGAAGATGACGGGAAGCAGGTTCGTTGGAACCAGGAAACCGTAATCGAGACGAGTGTGAATCTGCGTTCCCGAGAGTGAACCAGCCGTTGAAGAGGCAGGCATCTCGTTTACGTAGGTCTTGCCGTACGTGCTCTTCAGGATACCGAACTTCTGCACGCCCCGGACGCCCGCGAAGACGTGACCGGCAGCGTGTAGAGTCGAGACGTAGTGGTTAAGACCGAGTGCCTCCTTACCAAGTACGCTCTTTACGCCTCCCATGAGAGCTGAGTCCGCGAACTGGAATCCGTTTGCCTGCATGAATGCCGTAAGGCTGGTCATGTCAGATGGACGCCATTCTACGAAACCTCCGTTCTCAAGGTAGATATCGTAGCCGTTAGCCGTCTGAATCTGCTCGATGATACCGCGAATGATGTCATCGACGTTGTTAGGCGTAACGGTAATAGCGGTCGAAGCGAGCCCGAGCACACCTCCTCCGGTGTCTCCGAAGTTGGTCCAACTGGCGTGATTCCCGAGGGAAAGAGCCTCAGCACGCTCCCCGATTTTCTTTCCGAGGAGTTCTCCCATCGCACCGAGCTTCGCGTAGTTCGACTGCGCCTGGTCGGCATAGTCGAGGTACGCAGAGTCGATTTCCGCCGTGACGATAGAGAGAGTCTGGTTGGACTCCGTAACGTCGACGAACGGAATGACGTTCGAGAGGAGCGAGCGGCCAGCCGCCGTGTTGGTCAGGGTGGCTACTGCTGGCTCTCCCGAAGTCGCGATGAGCGGGAAGTTGTAAGCCTGCGTGTCGCTGTAGACGACATCGTTCAGCTCCTTCCAGTTCTGCGGCTTATCAAGGCGCTGGGCGAGTTTGTTCTCCCACAGAGCCTGATAAATTATGGTATTAGTCATTCAATTTCAATCTGGTCGGATAACCAGACGAAACTAGGATGCCCAGCCAGGCTTGTTCGAGTCGGACTTCGCTACGAATGCGTTCACCACTGCGGAGCGGAGAGCGAAATCGGCAGGAAGCTCATGAGTCGCCTCGTACTTTGCGAGCGCGGCAGCTAGGTCATCTGATGGCCCGCCTCCACTTCGCTTCTGATTCGCCGGGGTCGCATCCTTGACCGCCCTCTTATCTGCATTGGATTTCAGTTTCGCCTGCACATAGTCGTCCGCGAGTATCTGTCTGACGGTTTGACCCGTCTTCTTGAACACGCTTTCAACGATAGCTATGTCATCGGCATCGGTGATTCCTTTGAGGTCGAGGAAATCAAGTTGCGTCTCATCTAGTTCGTCTGTTTTCGACTGGACAGGAGGCTTCTTAGTTGCTGGTTCGCTCTTCGGAGCTTTCGGCTCGGGCTTTTTATAACCCGCATCCTTGAGCTTCTTCAGTTGCGTCGCGCGACGCTTAGCGATTCCTTTCAACTCTTCTGCTTTAGCCTTCCAGTCAATAGAATCGTCTTCGAGTTCTTCCTGGGAGAAATCCTCTTCGGTCGTATCCTCGTCAGCGATAACTATTGGGTCATTTTCGGGGTCCATGAAATGAGAAGTGGTTAGTCAGCTTTTTTGGTGAGGCTGAAGACTCGTGTTCGTTCGGGGGGAACGATACCCATTCAAGTCAATTTTGGACGGACTTGAGAACCGTATCTATTAGTCGGAAACGAGTGTGCACTGAATCTTCTTGGCCTCCGTTGCCCCAAGGCGTACGCAGGTAAGCTCTCCAGTCGCGTTGGCTGAGATGTTCTTCGTCGTTGACGCCGAGAGAACGTCTACACCCGTACCTCCTGCAAGAGTGATGAGGGTAGTCGAAGCGTGGATGTACCGAGTTGCAGTGTCACCCTGGTACGGAAGGAACCCCGCTGAGGAAAGAAGGGCGTTCGTAGGAAGAGTAACCGTAAGAGCGGCCGTAGCGTTGTGCTCGATGAGCTTCACGTTGTTGAAGTCTGCGGCGGTGTATGTTGCGGCTCCTGCTGACGAGGTAGCGAGGGTCTTGCCTCCGATTATCGCGTCGTCACCGAAGAAGTGACGGAAGCTATCGTTCTGTCCTGCCGCTCCGAGAGTATTCTCGACGACAGGCTTATCACCCCCAAAGAGGAGGAATGCGATTCCGCCTGCCGCAAGGACGAGTGCAAGTACTGGTAGTACGTATTTCATAGGTAGTTAGGTTATTTCTTCTTATCGGCCTTGGGTTTTTCGGCCTTTGGCTCCTTCTGTTTTGCTACACGGGCCTTAGTCTTCTTCACCGCACCAAGCTCAGCTTCGATGTCTCGGACCTCCTGGTTGAGCTTGTCCTTTAGAGAGGAGAGTTTTGCTGTAAGAGACATATAGGTAGTTATTATCGGCTTTCTGAAACGGTAATCGCACTCGATACGAACCCGTACATCTTCGTCTGACCGCATCCGTACTGGCTGGCGTCGTACGCGACGGTCGTAGAAGCAGGCTGTAGGTGTCCGAAGAGAGCGGTTGGGGTCTTGTCGTCGCTGAAGGTAATCATCACCGGGCTCGCTACCGTAGTGACGATTCGTGCCGCGCACGAGCTGGTAGCAAACACCACAACGGCGGTAGTCCCGACGACTGGGTTAGAACTCGTGGCGATTGTTGCGGCAATTCCGGGAGGAGTGCTCGCACGGAGCACGCCTGGAAGAAGAAAGACTGCCGCGATGAGAAGGAATGCGGCGAAGAACAGAAAGGACTTGGTAACGGAGGTCATGAGGATTTAATTAATGATTACATTATAACGTGTTCGTACTTGTCAACAAACTTATCGCGCGGGATTTACCCCGGTTGGTTCCGGCTTTCCCGGAGTTTTGTACCGTTCTATCTCCTTGAACGCTTCGTCGATGAGACGTTTCCCCTGGACACGCGCACGCACAAGCTCCCCCAGATTTTCATTCGAAAGCTCGGAGTTCATGGGAACGTTCTCCACAGAGAAGTGTCGTTCCAGTACCGACCGAACCGCCTCCATAAGAGATTCGTTATCAGCAAGGACAGTTAGGATTGATTTCATACTGCTGCCGCTACCGCCTGTGGTTGTTCAGGAGCAGGATTAGGTGCTTGTTCTGGGCCCTTCAGGCTCTCAGGGAGCTCAAAGGAGCTGAAGTCCATAGGGTCGAGACCCGAGTACTCGATAATCTGGTTGAACAGAGCGGACATCGCAGGAATCTGGAGTACTGCTGGGTTGGCGATAATCTGGCGGAACACGTTTACCAGGTTGTCGGTTTTCTTGCCGAGGTCCTTGCTCTTGCCCTTTACGGAGACCTTCACCTTGAACTTCATACCCTTGAACTCTCCCTTTAGAATCTCGATGAAGTGCTTGCTTCCCTTCTTCTTGAACTCTGCGCGTGTCAGTTCCTTGAAGGTTTCTACGGATTCAGGAGTGACCTCCTCTCCCGCTATAACCATGTCGATAACATGCTCATTGGCCATATTAGTGACTACCGCATCCATAACGTACTGCATCTCCTCAAGGGAAAGCTCAGAAAGGAACGTTGCTCCCTTCGTTATCTCCTTCTCGATGTCAGGAATAATCCAATCATTGTAGATTTCCTCAAGATGCTTGGCGTACTGGCCCCTTCGGTACTCATGAAGTCCAAGACCCTGCGCGATAACGTCCTGCTGAAGTCTGAACGGCGTTCCTGCTGAAGGGCTTTCTCCGAGAACCGCATCGGTAGCCGCGCCCATCTGCTGAGCGTGTGCTTCCCACTCCGCGATAGAGTTACGGAAGAGCTGGAGGTTGCGCGGGAAGGTATCGAGCTGGCGGGTTTCAGTACCAGCGGCCGCTTCGAGAATATCCATATTCTCCATATCCCGGATGTTATTCCGAGTTGCAATACCTGGGTCCGTGGTGATGATGATGGTCTTGGCCGCCGCGTCCAGCATGGCCTGCATACGAATCTGGTCGTAGTTAACCCATACCTGGGGCTCGAACAGCTCTTCTGCACCACCAAACCCGAGAGCACGCCCGTATACAGGGTCTCGTTTGACCAGCTTGAACGGGCTCTCTTCCTCCATCGCGGTGTAGAGGATAACCCCCGCTTTTTCAGTTGAATTAGGCTTCTGATAGAAGGCAACGATGAAAAGACGAGTCTCGTAGCGGGTTTCTGAAGCGTTTATGTCTGCAAACTGAGCCGGAAGGTTCCCATGGACCTCATACACCTCTATGTATCGCCCAGGAGTCTTTATTGACTGGCCTGTATCGGTTTTCTTCTCCTCTTTTGAAAGAAGCACCAAGTTCTCAAGGCTAATGGTAGCTCCATTAGACTCTTCGCCCCATCCATACTTCCCCATAGCAAGGAGCTGGTCAGGTGAATAGAAGTGTTTTATCCCGATAGGTCCCGAAAGGATATCGGTCTGGTCGCAGAACGCGATTGATTGGAGAGGTACGACCTCAGGGCAAGGACGGTTGAGCTTCTTGGATATACCAGCACCGAAATCAATACGAGAGACGTTCAATTCATCGAAGAATGTCTCCATATCGTTCTCGATAACGAACACATCGTCGTGATACTTCTTAACCAGGAAGGAGAGGTGGTAGTTCTTAGGGTTATCAACGTAAATCTGCACGTCCTTCACCTCAATGTCCTCCGTTCGGTGCTGGAGATTGAGAATCGGGCGGGTGATGTTCTTAACAGGTTTAAAATCGTTCTTCCCACTTTTGAGCTGGGAGTTCGTATACAATTCGGTGAGAAGGATGTGCTCCTTCATGGACCAATCCCAGACTTCGTTCACATGAATAGGCTGCTTGTACTCAGCTTCCTGTGAAGTGATGTACCCGAAGATGTCGCTGTGTCGTTCCATAGTTATCGGTAGATGAATTTCAGCCTCTCGCGGGGATTGTGAAGGACGATGAGGTTCTCAAACTTCTTCTTTCCGTAGCTTCCGAGAGTTTTCCAGGGAATACCGAAGAAATGGGACTTTGTAGTGTCAATCTCAAACACCTTTCCTTCTGGATAATCCCCAACATGCTTATAAACGAGATTATGCGGGCTCATTTCAGAGTAACAGCGAGATTACGGGCGATGAATTCCTGGGCTACCGAGTAGAACAATCGACGCGCTTTGACCGGCATGAACATCCGCTCGGTCTTCTTGCGTCCGAGAGACAGTTTTACAAAAGTCTTCCCAGTAATCTTGTCCGGCTTCTGTACGGACTTGAGGGCTTCGAAGGCAGAAAGCCCTTCTCCCTTGAGAGTCAATCCTCCTGTTGCTACTTCAATCTTGTATTTGGGAACGTACGCGCGTTTTTCCACAGGAGATTTCTTTTTCTTCATAGAAATATTATACCACTCTCTGATAGAGAGACGTTAGCTACCGCGCAGGATTCTTACGTTCCGGTCTCCAGACTCTCGGCATGTTCTTAACAAATTCCTGACGCTGAATGAGCGGAACGATGGAAGTCATACCGTAACGAACGGCATCCATGCAGTGATTCCAGATTCCTATCGGCTCGCCGGTTGGTTTTTCATTCACATCTTTCTCCCAGAGATAGTTCCTGCTCTCCTTGATGAGGTTGGTACTTCGCTTGGTTACGGAAATCTGCTGGTCCTGGACCAGAGCGATACCCTGTTTAACTGAACCCTGCCCCTTCACGGCGGGTTGGATAAGGACTCCGTAGCTTCGGATTTCGTCGATTGACTTAGGTTCAGCGGCGTCCGCAATAACCAGGGCTTTCTTGTCCTGATTATTGATTACGTCAGCTATCTGCTTGTTGGAAAGTCCTTTGGTGTACACCAACTCATCAAAAATATACCCCCCGTCGTAGTAATAGATGGCCACAAGAGCCGTAGGGTCGTTGGTGTACCCGAAGTCCAGGCCAAACCTCTCAAGTCTGGCTCCCTGAGGGATTCCATCAATCGGGGTCCAGTCGGTGTAGACCCTACCCTCCTGGCCTCCTATCTGCCCCTCTCCGTAGACCTTCCACCAGTCGGGTTTGTTCTTTCGGGACTCAAGCTCCGCTACCACAGCAGCCGGAAGGGCGTCGTTGTCCTTGTACGTAAGAATCAAAAAGTCGTGGTCGGTATTAGGAATGACATCATCGTGGACCCAGAACTCAGAAACCGGGTTATAGTCGAGATAAATATCTTCGTTCGTTCGAATGGCTAGCTGCGTGTACGTCTCGTACGAGATGTTATTAGCTTCATTTATGAACAGAACATCACGTCTTGGACCACGGACCTTCTCAGGAGAATCGGCGGAGAAGAACTCAATCTTGGAACCTGATTCGAAGGTATAGATGAAGTCGGTCCGGTTCCAGTTGTTGTCGTTGTAGTACCCGTGACCCTCCATGATGTTCAGGAAATCGCGGATAGCTCCCTTCTTTAGATGGGGAAGGGTCTCAGAGACAATAGAGAACAATTTCCCGGGCTCGCATTGAGCACGGTCTATGAGAATCAAAAGAACCGCTATGGTTTTCCCGGCGGAAGAACCCCCCTGAAGAATACGAAGACGCTTTTTCAGCGCGAGTATCTTATCTACGGCCTTAGTCTTGGTGTATTCCACGGATTAGGGCTGAGCGGACATCCTGAAGAAGCCGCATGAACATTTCTGCTCAGTGAACTCCAGGCCCTTTCGATAGACCGTGGTGGTCATCTCCCCTCCATCCCTCGGGCATGTGTTCTTGGTTTGTTCCATAGACGTATGTAGAGAACTGAAAGGAGAAAAATTTGCGTGTGTTGGGTAATAATAATCTACGCATCCGCGCATTGGGACACGGGGGGGGCATCAGTCTCCCCATCCATCAACTCCTTAATGATAGCCCCTTCAACAGCACCCCGTAGGCCCGCGCCTGCATCCTCATGGGCTATAGAGGATACATGTATCAGGTCAGGCCCCATACCACGCTCTACGGGCAGATTTGGGGCTTCTAGTGTGTGTGCTGGGGTCATGTAGTCACGGTACTTATATGGCTATAGTCTGTGATTGAGTGGTGACAGGGTATGCACAAAGCCCGTAGCTGATTGAGCGTGACCATGGGGTTGTAGGCCAGGTGGTCTATATCGTACTTATCGGCTGTCTCCTTGCACAGGGCGCACGCTCCTTCCTGTCTCTCCATGAGCAGGGGAAGAAGGTACGCCCGTAGACGTAGGATAGTTTCCTGAAACTCTAACCGAGCGGAATATGGGTATCTATGTCGTAGGTTCCTCATGGGTTGTGTCATTTATCTCCTCGACAACGGCAGCCTCTAACGCCTTTTGTCCTTCAACAGGGCTTAGGTAGGCCGTATCTGCCTGTGTAGTGCCTCCCAGGATGGGCTTAGGGACGGATATCTTAATGTTTTTGTCCTCCGTGGGGTTGCCTTCTATCATAGCCCATGCGAATCCAGGCCGTGCTTCTTCAAGCGCAATAAGATAAGCCCGCTTTTCGTCGTCGGTCATGAGCGTAAAGAACTCTCGCCCGTATTCCTTCAACGTCTTACCTTTCGGCCTTCCTAGAGGGTTCAATGACTGTTGACCAGGTAGTAGCCGTCCATACTCGTCTCTTTCAAGTTCAATTCTAGTTTTGCTAGCTTCCATCGCCATTATTATACAACGCCCCATGCTGTTATCGTCAAGCCCGCTCTCTTTAACTAGACCACGATAAGTTTATACAGCAAGGGCTATTGACCCTGTATATACATACGTGTATGGTAAGCCTATCCCTGCTATGGGACTAAGAACTAATTATGGACACAGCCTTTCAGGGTAAGAACGAGAAGGGAGAATATGAGCAGTTCGAGTGGAACGTAGACCGTGACGGAGAACCTACCGAAGACAACACAGGGTTAACCGACATAGAACCGATAGACGAGAACAGCCGTATCTAGCGTCTCCGTCCTGTCCCCTCTGTAGGGATAGGAACGGGGACACTTTAGAGCCTCGAATAGTAAACCGATATGGATAAAGTACTTGACCTTCGCTCACAAGAGCAAAAGCAGATAGTTATAGAGGCGTTACGTGACGAAATGTATGTACGTTCAGTTAGTGGGGGTTCTTTCTTTAAAAGTGAAGGATTCCGCGAAGTTTTGAGGTTCTGTGCCTTTCTCGTAGCTTCCGCTCTGTTTGTACTAGCCCTAATTGCCGCGAGCCTATGAACATAGACAATTGCGAAGTCTGTGATGAGGTTGATTTCCTTGTGCCTGTAGTTATTGAGCGAGAAACAGGCCGCTACTGCTCTAACTGCGCCTTTCTCACGGGAAGGGAAGTGATAGACGCTAGATAATCCTCATGACGGCTCACGGGCCGTCATACAGGGCGATTTAGTCCCTACTAACCGAAATGGATATGCAACACGAGATAACAGATGCGATTTACGACACGCTCATGGGGAATACCGCGCATGAGCAAATCAACGTAAATGACGTTAGCGCGCCAGAAGTAGACGCAAGCCGTGGCCGCATATCGTTTACCTATCGTGGTATGCGCGTAGAGATGGCTATATTTGTACCAGGTAAAGTCTAGCCTAATGCATCCGCACGGTTCCTCATACGTGGGGAATCGTAGCGGGTACGTTTAGAGACCCGAATAATTAAACCGATATGGAAACAGACAATTACGTCTTTGCGATAGCGACAGACGATGAGAAGCTCGACGACGAGCAACGTGCGTACGTGAAAGAGAACTACAGCTTCACTGACGAGGCACTGGATGAGTTAGTACTAGGTTCTCTCTTCCGTATGAGCGATTATTTCCGTTACTACCTGTTCGATGCCGACGAAGTAGCGTGGAGCGAGAGCGCGGGAGATTACTACCACCTCGGAAGTTTCGGCCCGATTCGACGCCCTGAGATAGCGGAAGTGGTAGCCGTCGTCGATGAGAATTCAGAATGCGAATCAATATAAACTGCTAACTAACACCGATATGGAACTTACAGCCAAACAAAAGGAGCTTGAATATACACAATGCCCCGTATGCGAGATGAGCGAGCTATCCGCAATGGATAGCGTGGGAGATGAGGAGCCGTTTCTATGGTGCCCGCATTGCGAATCAACCATTGACGGCGAGGGTGCTATTGAGCGCGGGAACGGCACTACTGAATACGTCTTCGACGCTGACGTGTGTTCTTCTTCACTTGATGAATGGGGATGGCCTATGACCGAGGGAGAAACCGCTCACCGATGGGATGACACGAAGAATCCTATCGAGTGCGCGGAATGTGGAGCTGAAAAAGACTAACTAAAACCGTATATGGAAAAGAATCACGCACGCGAGCAGGCCCTTGCACAGTTAGAGAGTATCCACGGGCTGGTAAATGTTCTAACCGAAAGCGAGCAAGCAAGTCAAGCGGAAGAAAAGGCCCGTGAAGCTATCGAACTGGACGCGCTAGAAGTTAAGGTGCGTTCGGACTGGTACGACCCTAGCAATCCGCACGAGCTAGAGATACGGGCTGACCAGTACCGCATTCTACTCACTACAGGCGGGCCCGCCGTTCGCATCAAGGGCGAACTCGACCATGACCTGAACCCCGACACCGCCCAGCTCGAGTATCAGGACTGGGGAACGCCGTGGACACGCCTAGACGGCCTCACTAAGGAGGACATAGACGCGCTCGTGACGTATGCAGGGTGCTTTTACTTTGGGGAATAACTAGCATTTTGGCCTTGTATCCCTCTTTTTGAGTGGTACAGGCGCGAGGATACTACTTGCCTACCGTAATGGAACGGGCATGGAGGGCGATTATGGGATTAAGAACGCAGAATTATGAGAACGCGGGATGAGATACTGGAATCTATAGACGTGCCTGTGGGGAGCAGTATTGAGGTACTAAACGGCCTTGTCGGCTCGCTTGCACTAGAAGTCCTGCTAGACATACGCGAGCTGCTAATATCGAAGGCATGAAAGAAAAGACCTTGAGAGAACATATGCGGGAAGCAGTACGGGCACGCTGGGCGAAGACGACGAAAGAGGAACGGAGCGCATACGGGAAGATGATGGCCGCGAAGAAAGCGGAGAAGAAGGCCGCCAGTACGGGCGAAAATAGTGAGTTGGAATAACCCAGCGCACTTTTCCCCACGTTAATTGCGGCAATGAACCCAGGTTATTCCTGGGTTTTTGGCTTGAAAAATAAATGCCTTTTGCAGAGCCACTTGCCTTCCTTAGAGGAGTAGGCCGGGCCTTGCTCCCGGAATCCAATAGCGATATCACACACGGAACAATGCGCTTGATAGTAGATAGGGAATTCCACGAGGGAATTATATCCGATGAATCCGTAACCGGGATTCGATGTGGGGATAACTTATCTTCTCTTACTATTTTTTCGATACTCTTTCCTATACTCGGAATCATGGAACGTGCAGTAACGATTCTGGTTGGCGTTTGGGGGGAATAAATCGAGGTCAAGGAACTCTTTGTGTTTCCAGCACCATTTCTTACCTGGAGGGTTTTCTCTCTTGGTTGTCTTACGTGCCGCCTGTACATTACAAATCAAGTGGGAGAAAGCTATATTCTCTAAGTCCCAGAACAACTCAGCGGAGTTATCCATCCATGCGTCTTTGTGCTCAATAGAAAGCTCACCAGCACTATCTATAGGCTTGGAACAACGGTAGCAATCGTCTATGTTAAGACGCTTAACAAGCGAGAACAGGATTAGCTTCCTGAGACGAGCGGCCGCAGTACCAAAGGGCATGCCCAATTGGGACCTCTTCTTCTCGTTTGAATTCATTGTCGGAATAGAGTGAATCGAACACTCGTTATTTCACTTCCCAAAAGTGACGCCATAGCCACTAGGCGATACTCTGGGGGCCGCCAAGAGGAGTTGCACCCCTGCGCTTCTCGTTACAAAGGAGATGCTCTACTGTCTGAGCTATGACGGCATGTTATGAATCTGAAGCCCGTACCGGAATTGCACCGGCGCATAGTTCTTTTGCAGGGAACCGCGTTTCTACTTCGCCAACGAGCTAGTTGGGCGTGGTTGAAGAAACGCGGCTACAGGTGGTGATGTGGAGAATCATATTGCTAGAATTATAGGCACGAAACGGTTTTTAAACAAGCGGGGCCTGTGGATAAGTGTAGACCCTGTGGGTGCCGCCCCCACTGCCGTCTCCTTAAAAGGGAGCTACTCTGCTGTTGAGTTAAGGGTCTTGGTCAGATAACCGGGCTATGACTCCGGGCTGTCTCCTTCACAGGGAGAGGTGCTTCCCTACACTATTATCTGGGTACGCCGACCAGGACTCGAACCTGGGGTCAACTGGATATAGGCCAGCCGCTTTTCCTCTAAGCTATCGGCGTGTGACTTCGAGTGGTAACGCTCCACTGTATTTGGGTTTTCAATCCAACGCTCTTCTATTGAGCTACGAAGTCGTGTATTCGGAAGGACTCGAACCTTCAACTGTCTCGTTAGAACCGAGATACTCTTCCAATTGAGCTACGAATACTTGGCTGGAATGGAGGGATTCGGACCCCCGCGCTTTCGGGTAACAACCGACTGCTCTGCCGCTGAGCTACATTCCAATTAGGGAAACCGTTGATGCGTTTCAAGCGTAATCTCCGACGAGCGCGATTACGAGCTGTCCTTATTCGGGTCAGCCACCAACGATTTCCTTGCATCTCATCTTGGTATCGAGCCAAGCAAAGTCGGGTTTGGAATCCAACTCGCGCCCTGCGCATGAGATATCTTGTTCCCGTGGAAGGATTCGAACCTCCGTTACTTGATTCAGAGTCAAGTGTCCTGCCGCTAGACGACTCGGGAATACAGCACTGCGCCTCCACGGAGAATCGGACTCCGGCCCTGCGGTAGACAACCGCGCGTTCTACCATTGAACTATAGAGGCAAGGTTTTACGCATGAAGGTTCGGTGTCTATGACAGTTCCCACATACGACTTCACATTTCTCAATCTCGTCAGTCAGTACTTTGAACGAGCCTATGCTGTGCATCTCGTTACTGATACAGAACTTCTTTTCGAATCCCGGAAGATGGTCGAAATCCATGACATAGTGCGGATACTGGATACCGCAATCGGCGCACGGAGTTGAGTTTTTAATATCCTGAATATGTCTACGCCATAGATTCCGTTTCTGCGTGCGAATAGCATTTAGGCGTGCCTTACCTTCTTGGTAATAGCGTGCCTGAGCCTGTCGCTGCTTCTCTCTATCTGCGTAAGGCATATGAGGAAGGTATCAGAATTGAACTGATAAGGGAATGACCCCCGACGCTTTTCAAGAGCGCTTGACTCACCAATGTCCGACCTTCCTGGAGCCGTTTAACGAGGATGGCTTCTCGGCTAGTACCCATAGTCGGACTCGAACCGACAACCTTCACATCCTAAGTGTGATGCCTCTACCAATTGGGCTATACGGGCTGGTGGCCCTACGGCAGTCACGCCGCTTCAATTTCGTCCGGGCAAACAGACTAGCTACTAACCGAGTAGCACGTGTGGACCTTTGGGGAATCGAACCCCAGATTCTAGGATGCAAAACTAGAGTGTTACCACTAGCACTAAAGGCCCGTGCGCGATGAGGGCTTTGCTCCCCCGGCCTACTGGTTAAGAGCCAGTCGCTCTCCTAACTGAGCTAATCGCGCCTGGTAGTCCCTGTCGGTGTCGCGCCGACCGCCTTCTGAGTGTAAAACAGACGCTCTACTGATGAGCTAAGGGACTGTGGTCAAGCTGGGATTCGGACCCAGAATCATCTCCTCTTGAGGGAGGTGGCTTTGCCGTTTAGCCTACTCGACCGTACACCGTGAGAGAATTGCACTCCCGTCTGAAGTTTCGAAGACTCCTGTTAATCTACTTAACTAACGGTGCTTGGCGGAATGTCTAGGATTCGAACCTAGAGGGGTTTGACCCCCGACGAGTTAGCAACCCGCTCCTTTACCGTTCCGGCAACCTTCCATTTCACTATTCAATTTTCAAGGTCCCTGGTGGGAGTGGATGGAATCGAACCATCGTTGCCGAAGCGGAACGTTTACAGCGTCCCTGGTCTCCATGACCTCACGCCCGTAGGGATAGAAAGAATCGAACTTTCGTTCTTCGCGTATCAGGCGAGTCTTCTACCATTGAAGTACATCCCTGTGACCAATGCGGGAATCGAACCCGCGTTTAATGCCTGAGAAGCATTCATCCTCCCACTAGACGAATTGGCCGTGACCTCACAGGGACTCGAACCCTGTTTGGATGCTTGAAAAACATCCGTCCTACCTATAGACGATGAGGCCTGTGTGCGCCTTAGAGGAATCGAACCCCTACATTCTCTTTGGAAGAGAGACATCATACCACTAGACCAAAAGCGCGTAGCGGGACTGGGTAACGCTCCCAGCTTTTCTGCTTATGAGGCAGACTACTTCACTTGCCGTATCTCCCGCTAAAGGACATAGTACCTCACTATTTATCTGTGTAAAGAATGGGCTGTGGATAACTTTTCGTGCAGAGAACACAATTCTTCCAGCTTCAGTACCCAGTTCTTTATGGGGTCACTCTTATGGCGACGCTGCCGGGATTCCATAAGGAAGGCTTCACCGTACTCAGCCTTGATTCTCTCCTCATAGAGGCCCTGCTCCCCCTGACCCGCTCCGTTACAGTGTCCGCATTGAAGGTGGATAAGTCTGAGGTCCCAGGAAAGAGTGTTATTGCTCCCTACTTGGGCTACAGGATAGCAATGGCCCGCCTGTGCGTTCATTGTCTCAAGCGATTTCGCAGGGCAGGTGTAGCAGTCTTTCTCGGTGAGCCGCACTATTTTCTTGACCATCTCCCATGCAATCCCTTTCTCTATGGGTGTCGCCCAGCGTAGGTGCTTCTTGGAGGTTATGTAGCTGGGTAGCTCGTACTTGCGGCAAATTGAAGCGAAGGAGGGCTTTTTGGGTTTCACTATCCACAAGTATACCCTTCACAAGGCCATCATAGTGTATACTGTAGAAATGACGCAGAATAGAATCACTTCGACTTCTTTCACATCGGCACCAGGCGCTGTTCTGCGTCACAAAACAAAGACTGGCGCCGAGCTGAAAGTAATTGAATAAAAGCCGTTCCCGAAAGGGCGCGGCTTTGTCGTATAGCTAATAAAGCTTTCCAGGGCGGGGTGTGGTGCTCGAATCCTAGGGCCGCCCGTCAGACGCAATTAAATCTAGGAACTTCATCATGACTGATGCGCGACCGACAGCATTCGGCGTCCACCGGGGGTGAGGGCCTCTTGAACGTAGGAATAGACTTGTGAGCGTTCAATGCACACGGCACGGCCGTTTTAGGACCGTGAACTCGATAGTCTGCAAGCAAGGCGATGTGGACGAACCATAGAACGCCGATTCCCAAGGTCGCTTATTACAGCGCTCTTTTCCCCTCTCTGTTCCTCGGGGGTAAGGGTAGAAGATAACAGACTCACTATGAGAGATTTTGACTATGAAAAGAGCGGACTCTGTGATGAAAGAAAGCTCTGGTTACAGCTAAATAGAGATAAGAAATTGGGCGAAGCTGCGTTCGTTGCTGCTTGGATGGAATTGCGAAAGTTTTCAAAAGCCAAGCACAAAGGAAGTAGGAACAACCCTTCTAACGCCCGCGCGCAATATAAGGGCCTCACCGAGGAATTTGGTTTCTTTCAAGGAGAATAAATCGCACGAACCGCCCCCGAAGAAGCGGCTCACGCGCCAAGCAAGAATTACCACCCGAAGGTGACTCCACTATAATATCGCAAAAACTCCCTCATAGGGAGTCTGCGCCTCACCAGGTTTTTCTTCCCTCAAGCACTACGCCGTTTCAGGCTCTACTTCCTCGGTCTTTTCCTCGACAACCTCCTCCTCTCCCGGGACAACAACCTCTGGTTCCATAGCCTTTTTAGTTATCTTCTTGTACTTCGGGATTATAACATACGAGTTTGGCCTCCCGCCGCGTTGATGGGCAAGCACGTACCTTTTCATCTCTTCGTCCCAGACTTGCACCATCCCATAGGGAATATTTGACGGGCTAATCAAAGGAGCATCTAGGAAGTGGTCCTCGGCAACCCATTCTTCAATAAGTTCCTCTTTTACCGGCAACCACTCTTCGTACTTTGAACGATAGGTGTTTGGCTCTTTTCTCTTCGGCCGGGGTATCACCTTAATCCCAAGACTCTTGTACCGCTCTCGGGTCTCTATAAGCCCCTGTACGGCGAGAAACTTCTTACGCCGAGCTATCCGCTTCTCCGCCTCCCTAAGCCTCTCCTTGACCAATTTCTGGCGTTTGGAGCGAGCTGAGACAGGGAACCGACACGGGCCGCACTTCGAAAGGTAGAAAATCTCCTTCCCGCACTCAGAGCAGGTCTTCATTACAGGTTCTTACAAAAAAGGCAGTACAACTTGGGGTGGTACAGGCGGGAACAAGTGGGGCATTGGGGGAAGATACGGTTCTCCTCGATATACCGCCAACCGTTTATCTTGAACGACTGCTTCTGTTTTGTTGAAAGGGTTTCCCATCGTTTCCTCTGGGCGATTCGCATGTTCTCTTTTTGCTCCTCGCTCATGGGCTTTCGGTTGGGGTACGTCTTTCCTAGGTGAGCGCGGCGCAACTTCTCGCGGTGTTCAGGGGTGAAGGTCCTGGGCATATAAAAAGGCTACCATACGCGCGGTGTTGGATTAGTAGTTATCCCCAATTAGTCTCTCGGCTTCAGCCTTCCCCAGAATGTCTGGTTCCAATTGAAGTCATCCCCATATTTCTTCGCCCACTCCTCCATGTCCGCCTTGAACGAGGCAAGGTCCCGTTCGGTACAGTGAGAAAGGAGAACACCGATGCGTTTCCCGGTTAGTTTTTCTCCGTGCTTATCTCTGGCCCTGTCCTGAAAGTACTTCGTAAGCTCCTGGCGGGGTGTGAGGGGCCTCTTGGAGGGGAGTGGGGTCCACTTTCCGAAAAGGTCATTGGCTGACTTGATGGCGTGCTCGTTCTCTGGGGCGTAGGGAGACTGCATGGCTAGAAGTGTTCGGCCGCCTTCAATAATTCGTCGAGATAGTCCTTGTCGAAGGTGGTGGTCGAGGCTTTGACAACTTTCTCTATCGCCTCGTACATGCCCGCGCCCGTCCACTCGTCTACATAGGCAGAATGCTCTACCAAGTATCCTATTGCCGTCAGCCTCCCGTGTATTGTCGTCTTCATATCTCCTTGCTGGCGCTATCTCCGCTCTCGTGACGAACCGTGACGCGGAGAGGCTTCTCTAGTGCTTCTTCGATACTCATC